AAGTCGCCATAGACCTCGACCCGGGCCTCATCGCTGTCCTCACCATACTCGGCGATGATCTGCTCGTAGATCGACTTGTCGGTGCCCTCGACGGTGCGAGCGTCGATCTTGCGACTCCTCCAAAACTCCCGCTTATTGCCGTCCACCGCCTCGTAAAAGTACCCGGTGTTGCGCCGTCCGTTGGAGAACGCCAGCCAGTACCGATCCAAGATGTTTTCGGTAAAAAACCCCGCGGCCACGGACCAGATACTGTCCGGGATGCCGCTGGCCTCGTCGAAGATCACCATCATGCCGTCCATGTTGTGGACACCGGCGTAGGCGTCTGGGTTCTCCTCGCTCCACAGCTTACCCTCAGCGCCCCAGTACCGGGTGCCCTTCTTCAGATCCCTCTCAACCAAGTCCGTCAGCCAGGCAGCCGGGGCCAGCTTGGTGGCCGACGGGTCCCACCAGTGCGCGTTGATGCTCATCGTGGCCCACTTAGTCAACTCGCCCCAGGTGACCGTCCTCAACTGTGTCTCGCTGTTGGCTGACACGACGACGGAGCTGCCTATCCGGGTGGTCAGCATCCACAGGATCAGCCACGACACCAGTGCGCTCTTACCCACCCCGCGGCCGGAGGACACCGCCGAGCGCAGCGCCTCGATCAGCTCACCCCCGGTCAGCCTGCCCTTGTTGTCCCGGATGAAGTCGGCAATCTCACGGAGCACCTCACGCTGCCATCTGCGCGGCCCTTTGAACCGCTCGAGTGGCGTGTTCTTCTGCCCCCAGGGGAACGCGAACAGGACGAACGTCTCTGGGTTGTTGGCAATCTGGGGCGACCACAGCTGCGTCATCAGCAGCTGCTCCTCATCGGGGCTGTATCTCAGGCGCTGCATCAGTTCTCCAGTCGAGGGGTTACGTCCACTACTTCAGCCTCAACGATCCGCATCTGGGCCTGCTGGAGCGCCTCGGTAATCGAGATCGATCCGGCCACCTCGACCTGCTTGACCTCGCCATACCTCTTCTTGTTCCACGCACCCATAAGCCACTTGCGAGTGTCGATCTTGAGCTTGGACCGCTGTACGTCCTCCACCGTGTCCTCGGCGTCGGCAATCTCGAGGATCTCGCCGGCGATGAACTCGGTCCTGCTCTCCTGCGCTTCCTTGAACCGCTCATGGCGCATCGGATCACGCTTGATCCACCGCAGGAAGTCCTCGTAGCTGATGAACCGATGGTCCTCCTCGAGCAAGGACCGCAGGGAGCGGCCGCGGTAGACCTGCTCAATGACCCGCTCGAACATCTGCTCGTACTGCGTCTGTAGCAACGCCTTGGCCTCCGGCGATAAGGCAGGGGGCTTGGGGTCAGGCACAGAGAGCCACTGGGGCAATTCGAGTTGGTTAAGTTGCTCGAGTTGCTGCGATTGCTCGGCAGACGTAGCAGGTGCGACAACTGCGCCTACGGGTAGAGGATGTCCTTGTTCCATAGTGCTGCGGATACTAGCATGGTTCTTTTTAAGATGCAATGAACCCACTGGGTCACTCGGGTCATGGGATTTTGAAAAAAATAAAAAATGGTTCGCGGGGGCTGGTTCTGGACCGGTTGGTCCCGCCGGCCCCCTCCCCCCGGCACCCCGGCACCCCCTCCCCAGCGGCCGCGGGGGTCAGCGGGGCCCGGGCCGCGGGCACCCTGGCTAGCCCCAGCACCCCGGCACCCTGACCCGCTGGGTCAATCAATCCCGGGGGCAGTCAGTGCCCCGCGGGCACCCAAAAACCCGCTGGGTCAGGGTTCCAAGGGGATCAAGCGGCACCCGCTGGGTTTTCCGGGTTTGCGGAAACCCGTCACATTGTCACAGGGCTAGATTGACCCGCTGGGTCAGGATTGACCCGCTGGGTCAGGGAAAAGCCCCGAAACCTCGAGCCACTGGGTCAAAACGAGAGTTCGGGGGCGGGGGTGTGTCAAGTGCACTCCGCACGGGACCCCCCGATTTTCGACTTTTCTGAAAAGGCACAGATTCTCCAGAATCCTAGAATCCTTACCCCCCTGGCCAGTGCAGTTGTCACACCCCCATAAAGTGGCAAACCCATTGGGTAATAAGCATTCCCTCAAACCCGCACCACATCGAATAAGCCCGGGAAGCGGTCTAAATCGATCCCTGTTGCGTTTTGAGGGTGTGCCGCACCCAGTGGGTTAACACCCCATCGATCTGCGCTCCTAGGTACCTTAAATCCATTTTTTAAGGGTTTACCCTAAATGCATAACCCAGCGGGTTTTTATGACTTCTTTGTATATAAGACCGAGCAAGGAACAGTTGACCCAGTGGGTTGACAGCGTGATATGATCGAAGCTCCCCGAAGGGGGAAGGGGAAAGCCCCCGCGTAACAGTAACCCGTAACCCACTGGAGAACACACCATGAAGACACTCAAGTTCAACACAGGCCGCATGTATGGCGAGAAGGGGCAGCGCATCGCGGCTGCACTGCTTGACAGTGGTGATATCTATTTTGTTGACATCGACCGTCACATCGATGGCACTGTGAAGGCCAACGGCTTGACCAGGGAAGAAGTGATTGATTTCGGCATGTTTACCCGGCGGGGCGTAATGGCTGCATACGATGCAAACAACTACGTTTGGACAGCAGTCCCCGAAGGCATGCGCCGCGAATTGTCCGACCTGGCAGAAACCCTGTAACCCACTGGAGAACACACCATGAGCAACACCTACAACTTCGACATCATCTTGCACCCCTGGGGCACCGATCCCGAGCGGGGCATTGTGGGCATCGACACTGCCGCCCTGTACGGCTACTGGGAGCGCAAGGACGGCTCTGAGGGCGGCGGCCTGTGGTTCTCCCGGGAGTTGATCGGCGGCCGCTTGGATCAAAAAGGACCGCTCGAACTGATCGACTACGACGGCGCATTTGAACTGCCCCGGTCTGTGGTGGCTGCACTCTGCGCCGCCGGCGTAGTCCTTGATGAAACCTTCGACGCATGAGGGGCCGCACTATGAGCAAGCACACCCGGCACTACTTCGATTTGAACCCCCGCCCCGCGCCCCCTGAGTGGGCAATCGTGGCAGGGGCCGCAGTGGCAATGATTGCCCTGTGGTTGACCACTGCTTTTTTGTTTTCCCTGTAACCCGTAACCGTAAAAGGACTGACCATGACTAAATCTGAAACCCCCTCAATCCTTGCTGGCCTTGTTGACCGCTTGGCTGAAATCAAAGCCCTGACCGCTGATCTAACCGCTGAAGCGGACACCATCAAAGAGTTCTTGATCTCTTCGAACATGCCCGCAATCGAGGGCACCCTGCATCGCGCCACTGTCTCCCTAGTGGCCGGGCGAGACCGGGTTGACTGGGAAACGATAGCCCGCCGGTTTGACCCATCGCACCAACTGATCACTGCCCACACTGTGCATGGTGATCCTTACCATGTGGTCCGCGTATCTGCGCGTAAGGGGGGCAAGTGATGCGCTATCACTTCATCCCCCAGTCCGGCAATCGCAAGACTGGGCCGATTCCCGTTACTTATTCCCAGCGGGAAACCTGCCCCCAGTCCTGCCCGCACTATCGAGCGGACTGCTATGCCGAAGATTTTTATACCCGCCTGGCATGGGACAAAGTACCCGCTCGAGGGGGCACCCTTGGGGATCTGACCCGCTCGATTGCTTCACTGCCCGCGGGCCAGCTGTGGCGCCACAATGTAGCGGGAGACCTGCCCGGGGCAGGGGAAACCGTAGACCCTGCCGCACTGGGCGAGATTGTCCGGGCGAACCTGGGGCGCCGCGGGTTCACCTACACCCACAAGAAAAGCCCGGAGGCGATCCATTGGGCGGGCCATGCGACCCGCTGGGGGTTTACCGTCAACCTTTCCGCGGATGATGCGGGCGAAGCGGATGCCCTGGCCGAAACCGGGTTGCCTGTCTGCGCAATCGTGCCGATAGATTGCCCAGAGAAAACCGAAACCCCCGCGGGCCGGACAATCATCGTCTGCCCTGCCCAGTCCCGGGATGATGTCGATTGCGCCTCATGTGGGCTCTGTGCCCGCGCTGACCGCCGCGTGATTATTGGGTTCCGTGCCCATGGCACCCGGGCCCGCGTAACTGATGCTAAAGCCCGCCGCGTAATTCCAATTGTAAAAGGATAAACCATGACCACTGATGAACTCGAGCGGGCCGCGTATGCCCGAGGGGATGTGACTATTGCGGGCCTACTGGCCCGGATCGCTGATCTACAGGCCGCGCTTGGGCGGGCCACTGCCCAGATTGAATCGCTCGAAGAGGATCTGCGGGCCGCTCGATATGTGGAGCGATACGAGCGGGCTTATCCGGGGGATTCCGATTGATCCTAGTCGCATATCTGACCCTTTTATGTATTGCCGGACTAATCGCTTGGCTGCTTGATCTGTAACCCCTAAACCCCGCCCCCGGTCAACCCCGGGGGCTTTCCATTGGACCCTGAACTATGACCGATAAACAATTTTCCGCTGACCTACTGGCTTTCATGGGGCGCCGCGGGCTATCCGAAACCCGGGCCGCTGACCTACTGGGGGTGCCGGTGTTTACCCTTCGCAAGTGGACCGCGGGCCAGCGGGCACCTAATGCGGCCGCGGTGCGACTGCTCGAGGTGCTGGGGGTGCTTGATGCCCTAGCCCCTGCCCTACTGAGTGCCCTTGAGCCAGCGGCCGCGGCCCCTGAGCCGGTTGCTCACGTTGGGGAAGTCCCGGTCAAACCGAAACGCTCACGTAAGAGAAGTCCCGGCTGATCCAGTTGCTCACGTTGGGAAAGTCCCCGTCAATCGTCAACCCCGTACACCCGGGGCTTTTCCTTCGTTGACAGTTTGTAAATCTCATCGAGTTGTCGCTGCTTGGCCTGGATGACCTTTTTCCTGTAGTCACCGAACTGCTGGGCCAGGTTGGGGTTAATGGCCCACTGAGCATAGTGCTGGTTCTCCTTGGTGCCATCATCCATGCGGATCACCCAGCCAGCCACCTCAAGCACCTGCATCGCATTGAGCACCATCTGATCAGCCTGCCACGGGCCAGCCCCGTCAAGCTGTCTACGGGCCGACCGCTTGATCTCCGACATCGTGATCGTCTGCCGGTCACAGTAGTGGATGATGTGATCCGTCACCCAGGTGTCGAAACTACTGGAGCCGCCCACCTCGCCGAAAGCATAGCGGTAAGCCGGGATCAGGTAGGTTCTAAGGAACCGGACCACCCTATGGACAACATCGACATCAACCTGTGGACAAAACGGGTTCTCCATGACATGGAACAGCAAGATCAGGCGCCCCGCGGTGCCCTCGAGCTTGCCAAAGGCCGTCATGAACACGTCGCCACTGTGCAGCAACCGCTCGTCCTGCTTGGCACCCTCGTACCAAGACTGGAAGTCCCGATAGGCGTCGTAGGCCGCAGGGGACAGCTTGTAGGTCTGTGGCGGCAGGGCGTAGATCAGGCGCAGGGTGTTCTCCCATGCCTGGGCACTGGTCATGTACTCGGGCACCGGGTGACCCAGGCGCGTCTTGCTGCCCCGCAGGATCGCTGGTATAAATCGCTGCAACAGGCCATCCGCTGCGAGAGAGGCTAAGTTTTGCTTAAAAACTTGGGGTTGGATGTTCCCGTAGATGCTCACGGCCAGGTTCTCGCAGTGGATGGCCCCAGCGCCCACGCGGTCCATCTCGTAACGCTCACTCTCGTAGGACACCACCCACGCGGAGCGATCCTCCCCGCTGGTCTTGTCCGTCAGCTTCCTGATCCACGAGTTCATCTCATCGAGGTGGCACAGCAGCCCTCGGGGCCGCTCAGATGCCGAGCGCACAAGCTTCTGGCTCGTGATGTCGCTGACCGTGATCTTCAGCGGCACGGGCTGCGGTGGCATCTCGGGCACCGCTGGGGGCTGGCCCCCGAGCAGGGCGTCGGGGCTGGCGCTGAACTCGAGGAACGACTTCTTGGCGCTGGCGTATGCCGCTTCCTTGCCCTCCCAGTCAAGAAGCTCTTTCTGATACCGTGGCCGGTCCTCTGCTTCGATGTCCTTGAGCGATGCCAGCATGGGGCGTGAGCCTGGGGACTTCTTGTCGGCTGGATCGCCCAGGGTCATGAGCCAGAGCACTGGGGGCACGCGAAAGCCTGGCATGAGTTCGAGCCTGATGCGGGCGTCAACCACCCCGCAGACAGCGCTCAACCCAGCGAACAAAGGCACCAAAGGGTCGCACCCTACGCTGTCGGAGATCTCCAGCGCCCGTGTTTGCAGAACCGACGGCCACAGGCCCATGTCCATCTCGGGCGGTGGTGGCCGCAGCCCCTGGAGCACATCGACCGGGGCCATTGGTGGGGTTTCCACCTTGCTGAACAATTGAGCCGCATCGGGCATGGGCCTAACCCACCCGTGCTGCTTGGCGATGTGAAAGAGCGTACCCAGCTTGACCGCTGTGGTCTTGTCGTTACGAAAGCTCGCCCACTGGGTGATGATGCCCCGCTCGCCCGGGTACTTGGCTGCGGACTGGGCTGACCACTCGTTCCACAGTTGCAGCGCCTGCTCAAGCTGCTCGGTCTGGGTGCCGGCCCAGTGCAGCGCCATGCCCACGTTGATCCACTCCTCGCGGGCGCAGTCGGCAGGGATGGCCTCGAGCGCCTGGCGTATCTCCTCCCACGAGGCATCAACCTGCTCACCCGTGGCGATGGTGCGCTCCTTGTCCTGCGCCAGCAGTTCCTGCCAGATGTCCAGCAGTTGCTGCGGGATCGTGGGCAGGCGCGTCCAATGACCCAGGCCGGCCCAGTGGTAGGGCTGGCGCGTGTCGGGGTGGATTGATGGGGGCAGCACGTCCTGCACCGTCAACCCGTTGGCCGTAGCGCAGCGTAGCTCATAGGCCGTCTGACCATTGACAATGATCTTCTTCGATGGTAGCGCCATGCCGAAGGGCATCTGATAGAGCAGCTTGCCGTGGCCCGGGCGACCGCTGTTGATCACCACCGCATCGGGGGCAGCGTAGAGTACGTCGAGGTCGATCCCCTGGGCTACCGTGGCGTCCCAGTTGTCGATGTCAAAGGCCATCGTGCCGCTGTACGCATGAGCCAGGCCGATGCCGTAGCCCTGGGGCAGTTGGGTCTGATCCTTCAAGCACCGCTCTCGTTTGTTCCAGCCCACGGCAGCAGCGCCCGTTGGCCCCTTGGTGCCCGGGGGGATGGGCACGAGGCTCCAGCCGTGCCGGATGTACGCATCGACTGATGCAGGGTGTTGTTGCACTGACTGAACCGCTGTCATATACTGGTTCCGTTGGTGATTGCAGTTGCCGACCATCTCCTGTCTCCATCTCTTGCGCCCCGGCTAACCCCCGGGGCGTTTCTTTTTGCGCTTGTCATTTCCTGCTCCAAAAAATATTTTGCGTGACCTGTTGCACATCGTACAGCAACCGTGATACGATTTCAACATGCAACGGAGATTTTTCTGATGTCCACTCTTAAATCCTTTGACACGCACATGACTTTACGGGTCAACCAGCGTGTCCGCACCGCGTTCAATCGCAAGGCAGAGCGCTACGGGAAACCGTCCGATGTCTTGCGTGAACTCATCGAGGCTTTTCTTGATGATCGACTTGTAATCCAACCCAACCCTCGTAAGGAGTCACTGTATGTCCCTCGAATCCAAGATTGAAGCCCTCACCGCTGCTGTCATCGCCCTGACTGCGAAGCTGGAGTCCAGCAATGTAGCTCCAGTTGCCCCTCCCGTAAACCCTACCCAAGCGGTCCCGACAGTTGCCGCACCTGCTCCTACAACTGTCACGGTTGCGGCTGCTTCCAATATCGTTGCGGTGAATGGCACACCGGTAGGGATGCCGCCTCCTCCCTCGTTTCAGGCACCAGCGCCCGTTGTCGCCAGTGTGGGCGCACCGTTCAGCGACCCGAAGGGGCTGATTGACTACGTCATGTCATCCTACAAGGCGCTCGGTTCTCAGAAGGGTGCCCAGATCCAAACTGTCCTGACGGCCCTGGGCTACGGCAACATCAACGATGTCAAGCCCGAGCACTACGGTGCCCTGTTCGCTGGTGTTGAGGCACTCAAGTGAGCACCCACGCTAACTTGTCACCCTCCAAGCGGCATCGCTGGGCCTTGTGCCCAGGCTCGATCCGCGAGGAGGCCAAGTACCCCGACGACACCAGCGGGCCTGCTGCGATTGACGGCACCCACTCGCACACGCTGCTTGAGCACTGCATCGATGCTGGCCTGATTGACCCGACCACCCAGGTCGGTGAGGTCATGGCTGACGACGATGGCGAGTTCAAGGTAGACGCTGACCGCGCCGCCCGGGTTAAGACCGCCATCGAGTACATCCGCGAGCGGTCGATGGGTGGGATGCTCAAGGTGATCTCCGAGGAGCGCGTGGACCCCAAGCATCTGCTGGGCCGCGATGACCTGTCGGGCACCGTGGACTGCCAGATCATCGGCCCTGACTGGATCGAGTTGATCGACTACAAGGACGGTATGGGCGTGGTTGAGGCCGAGGGCAACATGCAGCTTGAGCAGTACGCCTACGGTGTCCTAGCAGGCTACAAGCTGCCCGTCAACGGCAACTACCCGATCAGCACGATTCGCATGACCATCATCCAGCCCAAGCTGGCGCTCAAGGGCATGAAACCGATTACCTCGCATGAGGTGTCGGTCAGTGACATGCTGGCAAATCTTGGTACACTGGTGGGTCAAGCCGCTGCCACTGATCGACCAGATGCGCCGCTTGTACCGGGTGACAGTCAATGTAAATTTTGCAAAGCCAAAGGCTCCTGCGCCGCTCTTGCAAGTAACGTAATGAAGGAGGTCGGAATCATGTTCCAGCCCACAGTAACGCAGCCCCTCGATGTCGCGCAGCAAAGCGCCGACAAAGACCCCTCGACAATGGATGACGCGCAGCTTCGTCAGATCATGGAAGCCGCACCGCTCATGCGCCAACTACTTGATGGCGTTGAGAAGGAATCGCTGCGCCGCCTGAAGGCCGGCCAGGATATCCCCGGCCTCAAGCTGGTTCACGGTCGTGGCTCCCGCGCCTGGGCGCTGCCCGAGGAGCAGATGGCCGAGAAGCTGGTCAAGATGGGTATCCCGAAGACGGCAGTCTACGAAACCAAACTCGTCAGTCCCGCCAAGGCTGAGAAACTGGTTTGGAAGAAGCGTGACGGCACCGAGGTGCAACTGACCGACCGCCAACTCAAAACGATGGAAACAGAGTATGTGAGCAAACTGGCCGGTGCTCTGACCGTCGTTCCCGAATCCGATGGCCGCCCAGCCGTCACACTGAATGCTGCGCCTTTGTTTGGCGCAGTTGAAACCCTGCCCTCGTGGCTTTCTTAAAC